AAGCGCGCGGCGCGCGCCAGCCGCGCGGCGGCATCGTGACCGCCGGCCGCCGCTTCCGCGCGCAGCACGTTCCAGCCGATGTCGTCGTGGCAGCGCACGTAGCTGAGCCAGGTGGCGGCCGGCGGCAGCGCCGGCGTATTGCGGATGACTTCACGCAGCACGCCGGCGTCCTGTTCCGACAACGCCAGCCAGCCGGCCGCCATCAGGCTGCTGTGGTAGGCGATGTGGCATTCGCGCGCCTGCTCGCTGCCCAGGTAGGCCGGCAGCTCGCGCGTCGGCACGATGGCCTCGGCCTTCAGCAGCACGCCCGGCGCCACGAGGTCGACGATGGCGCGCAGCGCCTGCAGGATCTGGTGCGCTTCCGGCTGGTTCATGCAGTTCGTGCCCTCGCGCTTCCACAGGAAGGCGGTGGAATCGAGGCGGAACACTTCGATGCCGCGGTTGGCCAGCCGCAGCAGGGTGGCGGCCATGGCGGCAAACACGGCCGGATTGGCGTAATTGAGGTCCCACTGGTAGGGATAGAAGGTGCTCCACACCCAGCCGCCCATCGCCTCCACGTGGGTGAAATTACCCGGCGCGACCTGCGGGAAGACCTGGCCCAGCGTGCGTTCATAGCGGTCCGGCATCTCGCGGTCGGGATAGACCAGGAACATGGCGCGCGCCTGCGCATCGCCGGCCTGGGCGGCCCGCGCCCAGGCATGGTCGTCGGCCACGTGGTTGAGGATGAAGTCCGAGCACAGGCTGATGCCGGCCGCGCGCAACTGCGCGGTCAGCGCTTCCAGGTCGGCATTGCTGCCCAGCGCGGGCTCCACCTCGTCGAAATCGGAGACGGCGAAGCCGCCGTCATTCTCGCCCTGGCGCGCGCGCAGGAAGGGCAGCAGGTGCAGATAGCTGACGCCCAGTTCCTGCAGATAGGGGATGCGCGCGGCCACGCCCTGGAGCTCGCCGCCGAAGTTTTGCACGTAGGCGCAATAGCCCAGCATGCGCTGGCTGAGGAACCAGTCCGGCTGCGCCGCGCGCTGTTCGTCCAGCGCGCGCAGGGCGGCGGGCCGGGCCGCGTGCAGCGCGCCCAGCATGGCCATCAATTCATCCAGCCAGGCCGCGAAGCCGGGCTGGTCGCCGTACAGGCCGGCCAGCAGTGTGCGCAGCACGCCCTCGTGCCTGGCGCACCTGCGTTGCATTTCGGCCTGCAGCGCTGCCGGCAAGGCAGCGCTCAGTGACGACGGACGAGGAGTTAAAGAAGAAGCGGACATCTGGGTCATCGGTCTGGAAAAATCAAAATGGATACATTTAATAAAACTAAGGGGCATAGGAAAAAACGGACCGCAGTCGAATGTCGGCAGAAGAGGCGCCAACCATCAAGTCAAACTCGCCCGGCTCGGCATGCCATTGAACCACCAGGTGTACAGGATTGCTGGCGCATGGTCGGCTACCCAAGCGAATACCAGCGGCCTGCCGGCGTTACTCATCACCACGACCGGCTTCCCGGTCGCGACGATCGCCTTGATCAATTCCTCCTGCACGCCGGGCAGGCCGAGCGCGCTACGGCTCTTGGCCTCGCCGCTCATGTCCCAGCGCTCGCCGACACCCGGCACCACCACGTCCGCCTTATCCAGCGTCATCTCCTTCAGCAAGCTGTCCACGCGGTGCTCGATGTCGGCGCGGCTGTCCGCCCAGGCAGAACTGATCGTCACCAGCAAAGCGAACGCGCAGCCGAGGACTTTGGCATGATTAACGCAGGTCATGGACTCACCTATGTGATGATCGCTGACGCTCGCCGCAACGGTACACGCTGGCGGCAAGCGCTCGTCTCCGATCAGAAGGAATATTTCAGCGACAGCTTGGCAGTGCGTCCGTTCAGGGCGCGGGCACTGGTGGTGCCGTCCAGCTCGGTGTACGCCAGTTTGTTGAACAGGTTATAGACGCCCAGCGACACCACGGTGGTCGGCGCCAACTTGTAATCGACGTGGCCGGTCACAATGGTGTAGGCCGGCAGACGATTGTTGGGCGCGGTGTTGTCCGTTTCGGTCGCGCTGCTCACACCTTGTACGTTCACGCCGATATCGAAGGCATCGCCCGCGTATCCGCCGCCGAGCAGGTAAATCCATTTCGGCTGCCGATTTTCCGGCTGGCCGACCTGCGCCGGATTGGTCGAGGCCAGCACTTTGGCGTCGGTGTAGGTCAAGCCCAGATTGAAGTGATAGTCGCCGATCCGATACCCCGATTCCAGCTCGACGCCCTTGCCTTCGTACTTGTTCGTGGAAAGCACCTGGAAGTTGTTGGTGTAGTTGAACTCGGAGGTCTTGGCATCGAACAGCGTGACGAACGTGCTGAGGGCGCCAAAGCGCGCCTTGACGCCGCCTTCGAGCTGATCCACCGTGTTGATCGGAATCGATGCGCTTCCGCTCAGCGGGCCATTGGCCATGATCCGGTCCGCGTTAAACGACGCCCCCTGGCTGTAGCGGGCAAACACCGAGACGTCTCTGTTGATCAGGTAGTTGGTGCCGATCGAGTATTCCGGGTGGCTGACCCGGTAGTCGACAGGGACGGCATTCGCAGCCGCGTAGGTCGGCATGGTGGTGGCCGGCGCGCCCGCGGCCACGGTGGCGATGTTGTAGTAGCCCGACGCCTTTTGATTGTCCTCGCGGAAGCCCGCGTCCACGGTGAGCGGGCCGTTGCGGTAGTTGGCAAAGACGTACGGCGCGGTCGTCTGGTAGGAAGCGGCGTAGTCACGCTCGCAGCACGCGCCCCACGCCGGTCCCTGGAAGCCGTAGGCCGTCGTCCCGGCAATGGCGCTGTTGATCGGTGCCGGCGAGGAACTGGCGGAAGTCAGATAGGCATTGAAGTTCCAAACCAGGTCCACTTTCTGCGTATTGGTGAACAGGCCGGCGCCATACGTCAGCTCGCCGCCGCCGATGTTGTTGAGGCTGCGCGTCAGCTTCAGATCGTTGGTGGTCGAACCCAGATCCTTGACGTCGACGTCGAAAATGACGTTGGTAAATGCCGGGCCGCTATATGCCTTGCCCTGGTTGACGCCATTGGCGTAGGTGGCGTCCGCCGGTGCCGCCGCGACGCTGCTGCCGGGGAAGAAGCCGGCCCATTGGCCGGAGTTCTGCGCGGCGCGGAATTTGTCGTCGAGCACCCAGCCGCTGCCAATGTTGAGGTGGGTTTCCAGGCCCACGGCCGCGCTGCGCGCCTCCGTGCCCTTGTTGAGATGAATGGTCGACAGGGTGTTATTGTTGGTCAGCACCGTGTCTATCGGCATATTGGCCGAGTAGCCAGTGTAATGGCGTGGATCGATCCCGGCGATAGTGTTGATATTGCCGTTCGAGATATCGACCGGCACCGGCATGTACATGGGCTGCTGGTCAGAGAGGTATTTGAAGTTCAACCGCACATAACCCTGGTCAAACTCATGCGTTATATTGCCGCGGATCTGGCCGCCCTGGAGGCTGGCAGCGCTGTCTTTACGCGGGCCGACGCCACTGTCGTAATAGCCGCCGATGAAATAGCGGGTCTTGTCCGAAAGATGGCCGCCATAATTGAAGTCGAAGCGCTGTTCTCGGTAGCCAAGCCCGGTCGTGACGCCCACGCTGCCGCCGGTCTCTTCGCCGGTTTTGGTGATCAAGTTGATGATGCCGCCAGGACCATTGGTGGTCAGCGTGGACCCCGTGCCGCCGCGTACCACCTCGACGTGATCGACGGTAGTATCGATACGCATGAAGTCATCCGGGTTGCCAAATGCGATGTCACCAAACAGCAGAACTGGCAAGCCATCTTCCTGGAACTGGACATAGCGTGAACCCCCGGCGGAAATCGGCAGGCCGCGCACCGAAACGTTGGCATTGCCGCCGCCACCGCTCGATTGCACGAAAATCCCGGGAATGGTGCTGAGCAAATCCGACGCGTTTTGCGGCTGGTTCGCCAGCAACTGGTCGCCGTCCAAAGAACTCACTGAAATGCTGGAGCGCATCTTGGTGGTCTTGCTGGAGGTGCCGGTGACGACCACCGTTTCCAGATTCAATCCCTTGTTATTTGCATCCACTGCAGCCGCGCCGTCGGCCGCCGGCGCCTCCTGCGCATAGCCATAGGCCGCCTGCAGCAGCGCACCTACCAGTACCGCCAATGGCTTTTTAGCCAACTTCACTTCCCACATCTTCTTCGCGTGGTTCATTGCATGTCCCCTCAAATTGACTCCGTTTTAATCACAGCGTTGCGTGCAACGATATGTGCCCTTTGAAGGGCGATGCCGTCCTGGCTGGAAGCTGATGCATGACAACTGCAGTGTTGCCATCTGTAGCTTGCAACTGAGTTCATGCTACCACCGCAGCCGCCGTTTTGCAATCGATTGCATATAATTTTTAGCAACTGTCGCATTAGCGTTAATGCCGTAGAAGTCGCGTATTTATTGGGTTTGTAGAAAACCCCTGTGTTGGCTCGGTGACAAATGGATGAAATTCATGCATTCGATTCCATAACACCCCAAACCGCTGCCGCGTGACCGAGCAGGGGCAATTCAGCAGGTGCTGGCGCGAACGACGAGTTCTGTTGCCAATTGTTGCGAGGCGACGGATTCGCCATCGATCAGGGCCAGCAAGGAGGCCACCAATGCCCGCCCCGCTTCGCGTATCGGCTGGCGGACCGTGGTCAACGGAGGATGGGAATAGCTGGAAAGTTCAATGTCGTCATACCCGACCACGGCCACGCGCCCCGGGACGTCCATGCCGAGCTGACGGAAGGTATTGATTGCAGTCATAGCCATCAGGTCGCTGCCGGCAAATACCGCATCGAACGCGACATTGCGGCGCATCAGTTCGTGGACTGCCAGTTCGCCGCCGTTGGGAACGAAGGAGGCGGGAATCAGCAGGGCCGGATCGGGCGCGATCCCCGCCTTCGCCAGCGCCCGACACAGGCCGTCATAACGATGACCGATTTCCGGCAGGTGAATGTCGCCGAAGAAGGCGATATTTTTGCGGCCCTGCTCCAACAGATGGGTGCCGGCCAATGCTCCCCCGGTCACATTGTCGCCGCCTACCGTGCAGTAAAGCTGACGGGGCAACTGCGCGCCCCACACCACGATAGGAACCTGACGGGCCGCCAACTGATTCAACTGGTCGTGGTGGCGCCATTGGCCGATCAGCACAATGCCGATCACGCGGCCAGTATCAAAAGGCGTCGCTGCGGCATCGAGTTCGTTCGCATCCACACGAGAGACCAACATATCAAAGCCCTGGTCCGTCAGCGCGTCCGCCAAGCTACCAAGCATGGACAGAAAAAAGGGATCCGACATGTGTTGACGCTTCGTCGAATCGTAGGGAATCACCACGCCGATGGTACGGTTTTGTTTGAGCCGTAAATTTTGCGCGCCGATATTGATGGAATACTTTAATGACCGCGCCAACTCCATCACACGCGTGCGCGTCTCTTCACTGATCAGCTTGCTGCCGGCCAGTGCACGCGAGACAGTGGATGTGGAGACCCCGGCCAAGCGGGCAATGTCGGCCATCTGCACACGCTGCTGCTGGGCAGCGCCACCACTCTCAGGCTTAGCGGGAGACGAAATTTTCGGCATGGGTCAAAAAGGAGCGGAATCTTGAAGCACAAAGCAATTGCTTAACTGGGATGCGAAGCGCCGCGCTGCCGAAAGGCCAACAAGTTTAGTATAGCATTGCGGGCACTGCCACCTCGTAGCTTCAACGCACAGCGACAATGTCGTGCGCACACCGTGCACGGAGAGGAAAATGAAAAAGCCGGACAAGTCCGGCTTTCTCTTTCATTCGATTGGTCGGGACGGTGTGATTCGAACACACGACCCCTTGCACCCCATGCAGTGTTGCATTTAATCAAAACACAGTGTACATGCGCATTTAGGACTTGGCTGTCTAATATACAGTAGTTTATAAATCGATGGCTATGCCCGTATATTTATCGTTTTTTTGTAGAAATTAGACAGATTTTAGGCCGTCCTCACGCCCTCGCTACCCAAGTTTGCAGATGGGCTCGATCATCATTCAGACTGCCAGCATACGAACTGCTTAGCCAAACTGAAGCGCGGCGCCATCACCGATATTGTCCAGCGCGGACAGCGCGCCCGCATAGCCATTATCGAAAAGTTGCTGGCGCACTGAACTAGGCATATTTCGATCCAAGCCTGAAGCGAAGCCGGTTTCGATGAAAGCGAAGTGTGCGCCCTGCTCCTTGCCGAGGTCCACATGCGTATTCTCGTTCGCAGATAGCATCAGGTCAACGAGCCGTGGAGCGATATCGAAGGCCGTATGCACGCCAGCATTGAGCGGAGAGGCTTTGGACACCAACTGAATGCCCAAGCGCGGCACATCATCGATCGTCAGCTTGTCGATCGGGATATTGTTGCAGCAGCCGCCGTCCATCAGCAATGCGCTGCCGTATTGGATCGGCGCATAGACGAACGGGATTGCCGCACTGGCGCGCGCTGCCAACGCAACAGGTGCATCCGGTGTCGCGCTGCGGCTGAACTCAAACGGAACTTCCGCCCCAACGTCAGAGGCCATCACGACCAGGTCGACCGGCATCTGACTGAACAACAGGCCGCCGGTCTTTTCTGTGATCCAGTTCAGCAGCGTATTGCCATTGCAGTAGCCCATCCTTGTCATTGCGGACCAAGGCGAAAACGTCAGCATGTCAGACCAGTCGCGGGACATGGTCAATGCCTTCATGTCGGCCAACGACATTCCGGCAGCGGCCAGCGTCGCGACAATGGAGCCGCCGCTGGTGCCGGCGAGCTGCACTGGCGTATAGCCAGCATCCCGGATCGCGCACAGCGCGCCGACGTGCGCGCTGAACTTGAAGCCCGAACCGGAGAGAGCGACACGAATCGGCTTCATTGCGCAGCTTGCGGAGCAGTTCCGGCGGCCAGTTCCGCGTTATATTGCGCCTTCGCCAAGGCGATCATCGACGGGGCCATGTTGACCGCCGACGCCACGGCGGCAGTATCGGTACTTGCCGTAGACAGGGCGGTCTGCGTCATTGCCAATGCAGCGTCCAGCTTAGTCGGTCCTGGCGCATGGGGCGCCATCGCCTCGATCGATTTCACGATATTGGAGAAAAACGGGAACAACTGGGTTGCTACGCTCAATGCTGCATTCATTTCGGCGAGATTCATGATGATCCTTTCAGTAGGTACAGTTGAGGGGTGAAACGATGATGGAGCCAGGCTTACGCTTGACGGTGATGGATCCAATAGATCGACGGCAGGCAACGCGGCCTGCGAAGGTTTAGAAACGTGCGGCGACACTAAGGCGCGGCGTCTTGACTGCCTTCTTCGTTTGGGGAATGCGTGCCGAACAAATCACGAACTGCATAGCCGAGATAGCCGCTGATGAGTGCCCAGATCGCCTCCGCGTTATGCGTCGGAGGGCAATATGAGATATAGACTCCGATGGCGATCGCCAATACTGAGAAAAGCTGAATTGCCCATTGACGGTTCATATTGACCTCCTTACAGTTTGTCGAATTGCTGAAGATTTCGCGCCCGCATAGTGGCGATGATCTTGTCGGCATAGTTCGGATCTGTCGCCCAGCCTGCAGCAGCGATGGCGCGCGCCCATTCCTCAGGTGTCTTCGCAACGAAGCAGCCCGCATAGCGCCGGTTCGCACGCAGGAATAGAGGCCGGTCATCAATGCAGGCCTGCCAGTCTGGGTATAAACGCCATTTCGCCGGCTGGACCTCGGTTTTACCGGCGATCACCTCTTCGCTGGCCATCTGCCAGATCGGACCATGCCACGAACTGTCTGCCTTGATATTGAAGAGGTTGTGAGCGTTGATTGTCGTCTTTGCAGTGCCCCATCCTGACTCGATCGCGCCTTGGGCTATCGTGAAGCTCGCCGGGATTCCGGACTTTGCCATGCAGGCTTTGGCCATCGGTGCGATGGCTGCAATGAATTCTTCTGGTTTCATCAGATGGCCTTATCTGCTTTGCCGTCGAGCTTGTTATCCATGCGCTCAAGCTGTCGCATGATGGCCTCATTGGAGCGGGTGAACTGTTCAATCACCTTCTCCAGGCCGTTTTGTGTCACATAGTTTTCCGCAACATGGAGCTTGAATTCGGCGAGAGACTTCTCTACCTCTCGCAAATCGTTGATCGCCTTTTTCAACGTCCAGCTGATGAAGGTGAAAAGCGCGCCACCAACAATCTCGACGACCAGGCGAATGTTTTCGAAATCCATCGAGGCTCCTTAGTATGGTTAAACTCTAGGACTACTTGAAATCTGCATTGGTAAAGTGGTGCGGCTTTTTGTCGGAATGCGCATCTATAAGCGAACCAGCTACCGCATTGAGAGGATCCAGGTTGACCTCGCCGGCCGGCGGTCTGTCGTCAACCCAGTTCTCCTGCAGCATGGAGTCGCGCAGGACCATCAGCCCTGCGATGGCCTTATCGATGTGATGCATCCCAGATTCTGGATCAATGTCCTGCCCTTCCCACCATGAAAACAAATGGCGCCCAACCGCGGCATCGAAATAAACCGATGCACGCACACCGACGGCCCGGTAGTTGTGACGACCATACTTGAGGGCGCCCTCCAGCATGGCGAGTCCGATCCGCCATAACACGCGAACCGGCAGACAGGATATGGGCGTCTTTCGCGTCCCGATCATGTCCTTAGGATTGGTTTGCTTCAATACTCCAAACGTGAGCGACTCGTGCTCATCGGCGAGAGGATCTACTTTCGTTGTGTCAGCCATTGGTGCAACCTCATAGACGCCATGCACCCAAGACCAGCACCAAGGCCCATGGCAACGACAATAAGACCGTAGCCCTTAGCGGCGGTCGAGATCAGAAAAACTTCACATCCAGCCATGCACATTGACGTTGGCAGTACCCATAAATACTGTTTGCCGGAGACGTTCAAAGTCTGAAATGCCTTAAGGCCGACAAAACAAAAAGACGTGAGAAATGCGATGAGCAAATTCATGTGGCTTCGCCTTTATAACGTCGCAGATACGCAATCATGCTCTCTAGTACAGACGGGTCCTCGCCAACGACGCCAATGGTCAGGTTGCACCTTGAGCAAAGCATTCCGCGGACTTTCCCGCTTTTGTGACAGTGATCTACGTTCAATGCATTGGATGATGTCCCAGCCATATTTGGCGGGTTGTCGCAGATCTCGCAAACACCGCCGGATCGAGTCTCTAATGAGTCAAGCTCCTTGAGCGTTAGTCCATATTTCTTGGCTCGAGCCTTTCTCTGACTCTTCTCCCTGCGCTCTCTGAATTCAGGGCGTTCTTTCATTGCCATAGCTCGCCATTTACGCCCTCGAGCGTTATGACATGCCTTGCATTCTGATGCTCGGCCGAATTCGAATGCATTATTCTTAGGGAAGTCTTCGGCCGCCTTGCGAATTCCACATTTGCTGCATTCTTTTGTCATCGTTTCCGGATCCATCGGAAACTTCGGCATAACCCCCATCAGGTCAGCGCCCCCACGTCGACGCGATGACGCTCTATTTCGCCGTGCTCCTTGTGATGCACGATGCAGATCATGTCGCGGCCAGCTCGATAGCCGTGGCCGTTTGCATAGCTGTCTTTTGCGGCCAGGGTCCGGAACGATTCGCAAATGACGCCGGGTAGCTCCGTAACGTTCTGCGAGTGAACGTGTCCTGTGTACCAATACCTATGGCTTGTTTCGCCCCAATCCTTCGAGCGATCCGATGCCATGATGCCGCCCAATTGGGCGTGCTTGACCTTATCGCCATGGGTCGATCCGATCAGCACTTTCCCAAAGCGGTAGTACCAGAATGGCGATGGATGCAAATCGACTTCCACGCGCTTCTCTCGATCAAAGAAGGCATCTAGCGTATATGCCAATGCCCAGATCGCCTCGGGATCGTGATTACCTTGCACGCAGCGCACAACAACCTTCTTATACTTTTGCAGGGCACGCTGAATCGCATGGCGATAAGTTTCGATGCCGACCTTCAGTACCTTGACGTACCGGCTGTCGACGTCAAGCTGATGCTTGGACCGAGGTGTACTGTTGGTCTGGTCGTTCATATGGAAGACGTCGCCAAGCAGCAGAATGACGCCAGTATCGGCGCAGGGTGCCGATTGCATCAGGCGATCGACAGCGGCAAGCGTCATGTCGCGCGCAATATTCAAATCGAATGCGTCACCACACTCCTGCTGCCATACCTGCAGGCCGATGTGCGGGTCACCGATTGGAAAGATGGCCAGCAGATCTTTGCAGATGACCGTAGGCGCCTTGGTGATTGGTGCCAGGCCGCGGACGTCCTCGCCCATCGTTTTGATCATTTCGCGCACCAGTTCCGCTTGGCGCTCCATGTCGGCCGTCGTCTTTACCCATTGAAGGCGCGGCTTTCCATCTTCGTCATACAAGGTCGACGTTCCGCGCAGCATATAGCCGTCGGGGATAATCTTGCTCATATCATGGTCTGGCGAATAGCCTCGCCGCGCCGCCTTGGCTGCCAATCCCTTCAGTGAATCTTGAATGGTTGCGCGCGCAACCTTCAGAGCCCTGGCAGCCGCACTGAGAGTGCCATTCCGCTCTATCGCTTCGATGAACTCAACCTGTCGTGCAGTTGCGAACTCGATCAACTTCGGATCAATTTTCATCGTTTCCCGCCTATGGTCATGGTTTGAACCTCCGCGCCCGTGGCGGAGTCATATTGCGACGCAATCCTGATAGCTTTGTTGGGAGAGGCGCCCATCGCCATAGCACCGAGCGCGAACGAAGCGCCAGAACCGATGGCGAAGTATCCGTCTTCGATCTGCAATGCGATCATCTCCGAGCCCCACCAGAGCAGCTCGCCGGCGGCGGTCAGTTCCAGAGCCTCGAAGCAGGCCTCATTGAACGATGGCTTTGCGCCAGGATTCCTGCGCCATTCGATGAACTGCATCGCCTGCTCGGCGTTGCCGCAAAATCCGATCAGCGATCCGTTTATGCGATGGATCTTAGTGGTCATGAATGCCGCGCCGCCAGAATCCGAGATGCGCTTATCCGCCGCCATGCTTCGGCGGTTGCAAACGATGGTGGTCACTGGAATGCTCCCGGAAAGCGTGCCGCGGCTTATGTGGCTACGAAGGCAAATGGGCGAGCACTGATGACTATTGGGGCGCTTGGCGGTACCCAAATTTGCGGCGTAGGCATAAACAATTGCGAGGGGTTGCGTGATAGACTGACCAAATCACGCGCAGGCAAGGCGCGTGGCCAAAACCCGAACAAATAGAAATCCATGGGCCGCGTTATCTCACTGCTATCGCCTTTCTTCGCACCCAGTACCATACGGTCACTGTTCAAGACTGTTGAAGCAGTCGTGGCTTGCGTCAAATCGTAGCCATCTAGCGCAACCTGGCAAGTCGTATTATCGTAAGAAACCGCGATAACGTTAATTCGCCCAAGCTGAACTTTCGGTGCGCCTGCCGATGCGGCCATGATGACGACGGTGTTATCGTTGACGATGTTCACCGTTCCATCACTTTGAATCTGAATCTGAAATGAACCACTTGATGTGCTAGCTTCGAAGCTCTTTTCAAGCACCGTGTTATACGTCGAAAACGTATCCATGCGAAATGCGACCAGCACGGTAAATGCCGAAATATGGAACGGAGCGACGTTGCCGAAATCGACCCATTCTCCCGCCGCTGTCAGGCGCGCGGCGCCTATGCCGCCATTTTGAACATAAGCCGCACCGCCTGTCGAAACGATGCTTCCTGAAAGTTCCTGATGCGCACCTTGCGTCAACAAAGACGGCGTGTTGAACGGGCAAATAATCGCGTCAGCAGCGTATATGCTGCTGCGGTCTAATTGCGCCTGTCCGGGCGGTCGTATCCGGTTGCCGCCGTAGGAAAGTTTCATAACTATACCGTTTGCTTCTGGATACGTTGGTACCAAATGCCGTGATTGCCTGAAGTCGAATCAAGGTTCACGCCAGTATTTTGCGCAACGAAAACGCCCCAGGATTGTGGCATTTCACCGAACGCACGAGCGATGGATGTGGGGGGCATGTAATACACTTGGCCGTTCGTCGCTTCGATGGCAATCGACCAAAGCAATTTCATCATAACTTGCTTACCGTTCGCACTCGTAAGGGTCCGTGAACCAGCCGAACCAGTAAGCGTATCTGGGTAGGTCGATGTGCCGCTTAAAATCGAAATAGGAGCGAAGGCCCATACTTCGATCAACTTTGCGGCTGTCGGCGAAGTACCTAGCTTAATCATGCCGCTGACCAAATGGTCAAGGTCGAGATTGCTGGAATTGTCTATGATATCGCTTTGATTGCCGACCAGAAGTGTCGAACTCGTCGCCAAACTAGCCAACGTAATGTTCAGCGCAGCGGTGTTTGACGAAGGATACTTTGTTTTGATATCGGACATTTGAAACCCCTATTAACGAGTGCCTGGAATGACGATTTTCAAATCGCTCAGATTCGCATCAGGCGTGCCCGATACGACAATGGAAACGACGTTGCCGGCCGATGCGGACTTCGCCGTATGGCTTGTGGTGGCGAACGTGGCGGATGTCGCGCTTGCGGCGAAAGTGATCGTGCCAATTGTCGTACCCTCGACTTGTACGTTAAACACGGCGCCTGTGAGAGCGGCGACGGTGCTCTTCGCATAGGCGCCGGCGAAATCTGCGGGCCATGAAATCGGGCGAGCGACGGGAACGGCCAGCACCGTGGCTCCGGTCGTCGGCTGGCCTGGGTACCAGCACGTCAAATCAAATGGTTGCGTCTGCGGCGCATAGAGCGTATCGAAATACGTCTTCAGGGTCGCCTTGATGTTCGCCCAGTTCAGCTTCTTGAGTACGTTTGAGGCCGCACTATCCATCAGTGCGACGCAATCAGCGTCGACAGGAGCCGTTTTTGCTGCAGCGCCGTTTATGTCGAGAGACATTACTAGACCGCCGCCCGACACGATCACATCGCCATAATCGCCGTCCGGGAGTACCGCGCCCGTCTCGACAATCCAGTTGGTTCCGTCGAATAGGTAGCGCCTGTCGTCGGCGCAAACCCATAGGCTGTTGCCATGGATCGGAGCGTAATATTTCCAACTCCCACCGAAGAAGTGCGCGATGTTATTGTCCTTGCCAGCCCATGTTCCAGTAGCACCCGCTGCGACGATGTAGACGTCACCGTTTGCCGGCGTCGATGGTGCGACAGTGAGCGTCATGCTCAGCGCACGGACAAGTCGTCCCTCGATCTGGCGCAGCGCGGTGTTGTGGGTAATCTCTTTTCCGCTTTGCGAAGACGAAAGCTCGTCCAGCCCCAGAATTTCTGTGGTCATGTGATTTACCTGTTATGGAATTGACTTACGGCGTGTATGGCGTCCAGAGGCCTGGCGAATAGGTCGTGCCGTCGAAGATCAGCGGCTTCATGTACATGTCATAGGTATATTGAGCTTCGGCCGGAGGAATCCCCGCCGGGACTGCCTGCTTGACGTCGCGCCAGTGCTCTTCGCGGAATGCGATGAATGTTCCGTTTGTTGCGCCGCCAAGGAGCCGCGAAATGAAGCCCTTGAATACGCCTGTGATTGGGTCGTATCCCGTCTCGTTTGGATCCAGCCGAGAATGCATAGTCCAAGTGTCGCCGCCGTCATCGCTTGAATAATCGGCATTGTCTCCAATGGCAACGATACGGCCACTGGACAACACAAACAGTTTCCAAAGCGGGTTAGCCTTCCAATAGTCTGCAGCGAGCGTCGGCGCGGGCGAAATATCCTCCCAGGTTACGCCATCCGCACTTCTCACGATCACTGGTGTGCCAACGTAGTAGCCACTCGGGGACGGGGAGAAGAAATATTTCTTAACCCCAGCAGCATAGAATTTCCCGCCGATATATTCGACCGCATAAAGTGCAGTCTCTACGCGGGAATCAGTTGTGAAATTGAGATACAAACTGGTGTACGGCCCATCAAATGTAGACGAGTAATAGAGGTTTTTCCCTCCAATCCCAACCGCTACATACATCCCGCCGCCATATGCGATGTCAAACAGCTCTGTCGCTGGATTCGGATCCATGAGTGCATTACCAAAGTCGCCTGGTAGCGACACGCAGCAGTTGTGCTGCCAGGTGAGCGCTCCGTCGCTACTCGACATGATCTCACCTCGCTTGCGCAGCGCGATGAATCTACTGCCAGCTTTGATGACCCTCCGGATTTCATCGCCGCTATCATTGGCAAAGCCCGAAGGATAGGCGCTGTAGCTAGCCTGCGTCCAATTCGTCAAATCCGTGCTGGAGTGAATTCGATATGGGTTCCCTGCGCCCGGGGTCGCGACAACATATGTCGTCCCGTCATAGCAGACCTTATCGAACGGCACTCCAGACGGGAGATTATTTGGCGCCAGAGCCGTGTAAGTCAGTCCATCGGTGCTTGCCCAGAGCGGGCTCGGAATTCCATCGACGATCAGCTCATATACGGACGGTGCGATGAAGTGCGAGCCATTCCAAAGGCGGGGCGCGCCCCATGGGTTTGCAGTCACCGTATTCCCTGTCGGTACGGGGTTGCCAGGATTTGCAGTTTGGACCGGATCGATGATGGGAGGCGGCGCATATGGGTCTGCTCCTGGCGCCGAAAAATCGTAGAACGGTGTCTGATTGTCGGTCCTGATGCTAACGCCGATGCCATCGCCATAGTCGCTATTCTTCTGCGCCACCCTGAATTTTAGTACAGGCGGCACGCCGCCGAAATCAGCCGTGATCGAGCTGGGCGAATAGACGAAGAATTCATCTGCCGTCGTATAGCTCTTCGAAACATCCCCGTCGACAGTGCTGACAGTGATGCTAAAGGTTGTGAATGCTCCGTCGATCAGAACGTCAGTCCCGCTAAGCCACTCGCCACCCACAAGACTCCGATGCGCCCACGAAAACACGAAACCGCCATCGTTCAGCGATTCGGCCTTGAGGTTCGCAACGGAATATGGCCGGCGCCGTGCGGCACGATCCGTGAACGTCTGCGCGGCGGCATCTGAAAGCTTCGTCCTGAACGCTGGTGCCTTATACAGCCGCTCCTGGTTCAGGTCGCGTGATGGCGGATTGTAGAGGCGCCATGACACATCCGACGCCAGAATGAACGAATCGTCCACCTTGTGAAGAGACATCGCCCATTCCGTTCCCCGACAGCCGCGCAGCAACCCGGACAGGACGTAGGTATTGGGTCCAACAAGCGTGGCGTTCTTGTAGTGAATGATCTCCCAGATGCCATCGCGGCCGAGTGCGGCCACACCGTATCCATTCAGCACCTGGGTCTCTGTATAGCTAGGCAGCGTTGTGCCGCGTGCCATCACGATGGTTACAGTACTGCCTTCATCGAAGATATTCCCTCCGGTGAAATTCGGCAGCACTGATATTGCAGTTCCGATCGCAGATTTATCTGAGAACGCGAGAATCGAATTATAGGTGCTGCCCTCGTCCTCACTGCGGAAAACTTCTGCGCCTGGCCAGCTCTGCTCCGTCCCGCACATGGCGACATAGAATCCTTTGTTCTGGTCCTCATCACGCAGGATCGGGATATCCATTAACTCCAGGACTGTCACCGACGGCTGGAAAATCGTCTGCGATGCGTATGCCGGCGTAACGCCATCGGCGCCGGACTGGGTGAACACTTCAGCGCTCTCCATTGCACCTTCCCATTGGATGATCCCATTGGGCTGATCGCGGCGGAGCGTGATCCTGGCCCGATAGGTTGCATTATCCGTGGGAAGGCTGACGATATCCGTCGGTTCAAGGAATGCGTACTTACGGGTGGTGGTCCATTTGAATGTGTTGTTCTGCCAGGCCTGATACAGCATGGTCCGGGCAACTTCCTTAGCCTTGACTGAATTCATGACGATGGCCAGTTGCACCGTCAGATGCTGACGGGTGTCCTTGGTGATGCGGCGATCATATTGGTTTCCGACCTGATGGTCCGCATCGATATCAGGATACTGAACATCACACTGGACAGGCAATTCGGTTTGAAACGCCCGGATTACCTGCAGATTCGCTGGCATTTCCTGGCCATGCTCATGCGCAGCGCGATCAATAGCCGGAATGGTCGTTACGGTCGACGATCCGCGCTTGACGAATTTAACCTGGTCCTCCGATTCAACTGCATCGAAATAAAATGCTTGCTGCAGCGGCTCGATCGCGGCCCGGCCAGCCATCTGGTGTGGAACCGGATAACCGATCACCTCGTCGGTGAGTTGCGAAACATTCAGGTCCGCGGTTGTGAGCCCGCCGCGCTGACAGATGTCGGAGACTATGTCACCTAAGAGGACCGTATCAGGAGCTAGCCGACCGCCAATTGGGATCTTCCATACCACACCACTTTCTGCGACAAAATAATATCGGTCATTGTATGGAACACTGTTACCGCGGGTTTGCGCGACCAGCACTCCTGCGCCGGATCGAGTTTCCATCAATGTGCCGTCCAGGCCATATACGAGCAGATCGCCCCCGACGTCAACGTATACCAAGTCGGTATGCGGGTCATAGTGCATGCCATCCACGGGCGCAGTCGTGATGATCTTGGAGAGCGTGTTAGATGCCAGATCGAGCTTATAGACGTTGGAATTTAGCAGGCATGCCCAGTATATGCAGCCACGTACCTGGTCATAGCAGAATCGATGGCCTTCAACGTTCGAGCCCCAATCTCCATTGTAGACAGGGGCTCCTCCTCCGAATGGCGTCACTAACAACCAGTTGCCATAGCCCGCAACGGCGATCTGGCCGCGATCTGGCATTTCGACGACGTAGTAGACCCAATTGGGAACTGGAATACCTGCATCTGCATCGTTATTCGGACCGAGATGATGAATCGCACCGGAGCCCAGGCCGTTATTTACGAAGCCATAGACTGTATGATCTGCGAAGTTGTACGCCACGGTCGCCAACTTACTGACGGCACCGGCATAGCTAAAATTCGTCGTTTCTCCGATCCTGAAAGTCCCGTCCGCTTGCACGGCGAGGAAGGTCGCGCAGCGACCGTAGACGGCACCAGACTCGGAATGCCCTACCCAGAGACCGCCATCCGCGGCAACAATCGATGATACCCCCGTCGGGAAGCTGACCTCTCCGATGAGTTCGCAGGTTTCTGGATCGTAGATGAAGTCGGTACTGCCATGGACGGCATGCAGTGTAGTCGTACCTGATACCGGGTCAGAAAAAATCGCCAGTATTTCACCATCGCCGATGTTCACCGGCTCGGCGAATTCCGGCGTGCCAGAGGTAATCACTTCGAACTCGAACTGCGGCGGCCGGCCGTTCATCTCCGTAACGTCATAATCCTCGAAGACTACATATGCGTAACCAAGATATGCCGGACTTGCGCCGTCGGTCGCCTCGATCAGCGGGTCTACTTCCTGGTCTTCTGTGCCGAGATAGAACCGAATCTGGCCGATGGCAGGATCCATAGTCGCGCCAATATTGCTTGCGGAGACATCATAGACCAGCTTCTTGTTCGCCCAGACGCGCCGGATTCCAGCTATTGGGCCTTCGCAGACCAGAATGGCGAACGACATCGTATATGTGAATGTCTTCTGCTCCCCGCCGCCCTTCGCGCTTTGCGTGGTTTCGTGCTCGACTGCTTTCAGAGACTGCGGCCACATCACGGTTCCGGCATGGCGGTTACAACCGTATTCGAACGGGATCGGATTCCCATAAACCGACATCTGGGTACTAAGGTCATTCAGACGCGGGCCGATGCGATCTGGCTGATGCAGAGCCGCATCAACACCCGAACCGATGGAGTAGGCAATCGCCGCGAACTGTGGGTTGTAAGTGAAGGCGTAAGTAACCGCCGCCGCTGCAGCGCCAAGTAACGACATTACTCAACTCCCGGGAATCGATAGACGCCGACGACCATGTTCTTCCAATGTTCCGTATACGCCTGCATTGCTACGCGCCGCGCGCCGACATACGCATGAACGATCTTTCCATCTCCGATATACATGGCCAGGTGATGGGGCTCAGTCCCATCGAATGCCATCAACAGAACGTCGCCGGCCGCCGGATTCCCCTCAACGCGCTCCAGGTGACTGTCCATATATGGCTTCAAGGTCCCGTCTGGTTGAAGTGGATATGCCCGCTTCACGCCGCTTAGAGTGATGCCGCAAGCGGTCGCAATGCCGGCAACGGTGCCGACACAGTCTGCTCCAAGACCTTTTGCCGCCTGGTTTGCATGGAACGGCGTCCCCACCCATTCCATAGCCTCTTTCACAAGCTGCTCACGTTTTGCCATCTGCTTCCCTATCCTGCACGCTCAGGTCCGACGTCACACCCATCGACTGCCAGCTCCATCACACACCCTTGTACATCTGATCCTGACCAGGTATTTTCGGGAATCCCCTAAACCTGATCACGTTGTTGTATTTTGTTTGACAATCCTCTGCGGACCTCTTCGAACAACCAGACCAGACCGTCACACTGTCAGAGATCGCGATTGGGTACGGCATCGGCTCCTGCAAGATCAGTTCTCCGCCGAAAAGGTGCTGCTTGATCTCCATGGAGAGACCGTTATTCTGGCCAGAAGTGAACTGCACTTTGCCGGCGGTGAAGAAGTCGGCGGCCTGCGTGAGCGCGGCCACGGTAAGTAGCCATTGGCTGCTGACCGCCGTGACGCTCTGAGACGAGAACTTATATAGCCCCTCCGTCTCAGGCACGCCACATCGAGCATCAAACAGATTCGCATTGCAGGTAGGCGTCACTAGGTCGCCAAGGTTCTGCTGCAGCTTCTGGGTAATCCCGCGGAATTCGGAAGTGAATGAGTTACGATCCAGCGAAATTTCCCCGAAGGTATAGCGCTTTAGCTTCTCCGCTCCCATGGTCAGGTCAGCATAGTTCACGCGCAGCACGCGCACGTCGCACAGATCCCACAGACCGGCTGCGATATCAGCCTCACTGATCCCCAGCGCCAATAACGCGCCTTTTGCGCTCATCGTGTCGACGTTCATGGCCGCCGAGGTCTCGGCATCGGTCGGGATAACACCGAAGGCAGACTTATACACAACGCCATCAAAGGTAATGTCCTGATCATGGTCAGGCGTGACGGCCAGCACTGTCCCGTCTCGGCGCGTCATCTTGACCAGATGCGAGATCGTGGTAACCGACTGCGCATAGTGCGACTTCAGCGCGTCGCTGATCGTCTTCATACCCTTACCTCAAGGATAGGGATCTGCCCCCATTGGATCAGCAAGCTCTCGCCGTTCTTGTTGATGGCATCGAGCTGCATCGTGTCGGTGTCGAACCTCACCGGAACGTCGAATTCTCCCGACCACGCCGTCGGTGCGGCGCCTGATGTTACGGTCAGAATCCCGGTCGTATAGTCGATCGAATACACACCAGATCCCGACACAGAAATTGTGCCGGTGACCGGCTTCGAAATGCTCCGCACCTCCGAAAGCGAGCCGGAGGCATACGTTTTCACCATCTGATACGTCGCGCCGGCGATAGCTGTGAACCCGCCGTTATCCGTCGTGGCCTGGTAGTCCGACCAGTCGCGGAAGCGAAAGCCATATGCGCGCCCCTTCACAGATCGAAAGAATGCAATCAGCGCATCGGTATCAGCTTTCGTCATCGGCCTGGTGCCGACATCGAACTTCAACCTGGATGCGGACCAGACAGCCGTGCGGCTCTCAAACCCGTTGTCCACCGTGACGATGTTGGTGGTGTATTCCGGGCCGCCCTGAGCCCCAAGGGCGATCTGCAGCGGAAATCGCGCGGTCTCGTTGAAGCTCATCCATTCCTCCGCAGCGCGCGGTTCACCGCATTGCCCGACATGGCGGCTATCTGATCTGCGGATGCCCGCGACGTCGCCGGCGGCACGTTGATATGGAGGTTGATCACATTGGTCTGCGATGGCTTTTGATCGCTGTCACCGCCGCGGCTAAACAGTTCATTGGGCAGGATGGTACCGGCAGCCTTCGGAACAAAGAGTTCAGGACCGCGCTCACCCACAATCGATACCTTTCCAACTGGCGGATCGCCGCCATCGGCGAAGAAGCCGCCGAAGCTTCCGAACGTCCCGGCCGCACTGCCGAGGTCACCAACGGCTGATGCTCCTCCCATCGTGGACATTGAAGCCGCGGCAAGCTGCGCGGCGCCATTGAGCGCGGTAAATGACGCGACCAAGCCGCTAGTAACAGCATTCAGGCCGGTTGTCGAAGCAGCGAGACTTGCAAGCGGAGCAGTGGTCGCGCTAACCGAGGCGCCCAGCGTTGCCATGGCGGAGGCGCCGGATGCGGCATTTGCCGCACCACTGCCCGCAGTTGCCGATGCTGAAGCGCCGAATAGCCCCTTGATCATGCTGCCGGCGCTGTCAAACAGGCCGCTGAAGCTTTGCTTGAACGCGATCCTGGCGATATCGGCGTTGATCGAATTTACCAGGCCTTTAAACGATAGTTTGCCGGTCGAAGCGAAATTCACGAACGCGTCTTCGAGTCCCCTGAATGCGTTGGTCAGCGCCCCTTCAACCTGAGAGCCGACTTCGTTCGCTGCCTCACCGTATTTGCGGATAGCCTCCTCGGCTCCAAACCAGCCACTCCGCTGCTTATCCGCGACAGCCTGGATCTGGTCCATCCTGATCTTCTTGATGGCATCTGCCTTCGCATATTCTGCCGCGATCTCATCGCTGGTCAACTGCACACCATCTTTCTGCGCCCTGCGGATCGCCTCCTGGACCTCGCCATCGATGCGGTGGGCCTCGGTAAGCTTTTGGACTTCGACAGTGTCCTTGCCGATCAGGGAGAACATGAATGCTTCGTTGTCGATGGCGCGCCGTTGCTGCTCCAGATACTCCGTCATCCCTAAGTCGAAGTTCGTCCTGAACTTGTTCTGTACCGCCGCTGACATCGCGGCTTGGCGTTTCAGATATTCTTCGGTGCCTTTTTTGATACCGTCATTTTCGAGCGCGATCAGTGCAGCATTGATTTCGCGCTGGACGGCGCTTTGTTTAAGTCCTGCCGTTTCCGCATTGAGCTTTGTTACGCTGTCATCGAACTTCTTCAGCGAGATCAGACGCTTTTCTGCCAACTCCAGATTTTCGAGCGCTTTCGCTTGATCTATATATGCCTGTTTCTGCGCTGATGACAGTGGAGAAAGTTTAGCTGCAATGCGCTCGGTATCGGCGAATTTGCCGAGCGTAACATCAAACTCGGCCATAGCTGCCTTTGAGTCCCGAATCTTCCCGCCAAGACGCTCGAAGTTATCGACAACATACTGAATACCAACCGCCTGACGCTGCATTTCCAGCATGGCTTGGTTATATGGGTCGAGCAGCCCATTACTGTCGCCCGTGTTTTGACCAGGGGGACCTAGTTTTTTCGCGGCATCCTCTGCCTTCTGCCGCGCCAGCGCATTTGCCTGAATCCTCCGCCAGATGTCGCTCAGCGCGCCTCCGATACCCTTTGCAGCATCGCCCAGGTAATCAGCGGAAAACGACTTGGAAAAATCGGCCTTGATATCTCCCGCCAATTGACTTGCGCTTGCCCCAAGTTTTCCCAGTTCAGAGCGGAATGAGGAGAAGCTAAAATCGCCGGAAAACACGCCGGCAACACCTTGGCCAAAGGCCTTTGCCAGATTGGACATATTCTCCAGCGTAGATTTCCAGTTGTCGGCGATGAATGTGAAGACCGTCCCTATTGCGCGACCCACGCCAACGAAAGCGCCGATAACTGTATTGATCGTATTTGTCACGACCTTCAGATAGCCTCCAAATAGCGTCTCAGCAAACTGCATCGCTGTCTTTCCCGATGACGACAAGGTATCGCCTACCGATTTTCCAATACCAGACACCTTATCTTTGAAGGAATTCCAAACGTCGCGTACTTTTCCGAAGAATCCTTGAATCGCATCCCATGCGGATAGAATCCCTTCCTTCAGAGTGTCCCACGCTCCTCCAATCCAACTGCCGATGGATGCCTCCGTGCCACCAATCGTTACCAACTTATCCTGGAAGAGATAAGCGGCTGCGGCTGCAGCGGCTATCGCGACAGCGATAGCCGCGAATGGATTGGCGAGAACCGCGGTATTCAGAGCAACCACGGCAGTGCGCAGTTTTGTGAATGCTCCGAGGCCCACAAGACCTGCACCAGACGTCGCGGCGCTCAGCGCAGTGATAGCAGTCGTAATTCCGGTAATCGCCGCCGGCAAGACCTTCGTAATCGTGAAAAATCCAACGACGCCAGTCGCTAGTTGGGGAAGGATCGGGATCACCTTCTCAAGTACGGGAATCACGGTGACTAGAGCGCTACCCTTCCAGGCGTTAAGCTTCCCAACCATCTTCGTCCAGGTGATTTCCAGGTGCTCGGCCTTTTCCGCCAATTCCGTAGTTACCTTCCCCTCGACGTTACCCCTCTCCGCGAGCTGCTCAAGCAGGGGTATCATCGTGGCGCCCTTCTTCCCCATCAGATCGATGGCCAATCCGGTTTTCCCGGCGCCACTGGTCATATCAGCGAACTTCTTGCCCACCTCAAGCATCACGTCGCCGACGGGCTTCAGCTTTCCAGTAGAATCCAGGTATGCGACACCGAGTTTTTTGAACGTATCCTGCTGTTTCTGTGCGCCGCCCTGCGCGTCATACATCGATTTCGACAGCTTTGCTGCACCGGCTCCGGCGTCTTGCATATCCATTCCGACGAGTTTCGACACCGCTTTCAGCGCAGAAAGCGCCTCCACGCTGGCGCCTGTCTGGTCGGACAGATGTTTGAGTTCCACCGCTCCTTCGATCGAAGACTTGGCGACACTGACTAGTCCCGCAGCACCTCCAACGAGTCCAAGCGTCCCCATTGCCAATCCGGCCTTCTCGAACATTCCTTCCAGCGATTTCATCGCCGATTCGGCCTTACCAGCAGCCCTGGCGATCGCTTCCATATTCTGGTTCGCGATGTAAGCAGCCTTCTCGAAGGCGGCCTGGAACTTGATGATGTTCGCGTTCAGGTCAATATTCAACGAGCCAAGGGACATGGTTACTCCTACGTTTCTGGTATGGTGTCAGCGTTGCTGGCCGCCTCACGGCGCCGGCGTGCGTTCAATGCTTCTGCTGCGAATATCAGTTTCCATTGCGCGGCAGTCTTCCCTTCGACGGTCGGCTCTTCTTTCGGTTCGCGGGCCGGATCTTCGAATAACAGGAAGTCTTTGATTTGATACGGCTCACGCCGCTTGTCCGGATCTCGGTTGATGTTCCCTAAGACCGAGATGATGTGTGCATGCATTGCATCGTGGGCGCGGATTCCGACGGGCTCTAGGGCAATGAATTCTTGCCACCCTAGGTATTCCTCATACGGCATCGCGTCGAGCTGACCAAGCGTCATCCCCAGCGCAAGCGCCAGGCGATACTTCGCCCGGCGCCTGTGGTCATCGATCAGTTTGGGGATTCTTCGGTGCCAGTGATGAGACCATTGACTTTCATGACCGCCAAGGCGAGGTCGCTCATAGCGTTGCTGGCCGAGGTATGCAGCGCTTCGACGTCCCCATCGTCAAGCATGCGCTCGCCAGCATCGTTGACCACGGAGGCAGCCACGAGACGCAGCCCGAGACTCTCCTTATCTTCCTCGGTAAGCTTCTGCATGTCCTCAACCTCTTTCAAGGTGAGCTGTCGGATCGAAACGTTGCCCACGCCTTCGATTTCCACTTGCGTGATCTTTGGTGCAAATGCGGCCAGAAAACTGGCCTTATCCAGAATCGTCATGCTTTGATGCTCCTATTAGGAAAGGGTGATATCGCCGGTGATCTTCAGGCTCATCTGGATTTCCAGCTTGCCGTTGACCTTGGCTTCGGGACCGTCGTACTTGGTCAGGAAGGCGTTGAAGGACATCGTGATGGTGGCGGATCCGCCAGTGATCACGATGCGGTATGGCGATGTAACGCCATCGTTGCAGTCCGTACGCATCAGCGTCTGCACGGCGCCGTTGACGAAGTTGGCAGTGATGTCGCAGGTTCCGTTGTCTTTCAGGCCCGCGATGTACTCCATCGCGCTCGACAGCAGATGGGTTACATCGATTGCGCTGACGCTGACACCGCCCAGTTTGATGTCGCTGGCTTCTTCGACCGCAGCATAGGCTGCAGTGGTAGCGGTGTAGGTGCCGACGACGGAAGCTGCGCCGCCTGGTGCAGTCAGGGTGTTGTAGGTGCCGGTCGTCGAGGACAGCTTCGTAAACGAGAATGTGCCGTTGTAGGCCGCCGGCGTTGCGCCGGTCACGACGATCGTGTCGCCCGTATTCAGCCCGTGGGCCGAAGCCATCGTGATCGTGGCGACTGAGCCAGAAGCCGTGATGCTGCTGATAGTTTGTGGGGTAACGGCGGAAGTAGCGCCGCGCTGGATGGTCGTTCCTTGGGAACGGATCGCCTGCGAACTCATTTGATGCCTCCTGAAATGAAAAAACCCGCCGAAGCGGGCGGGTTGAAAACGTTTCGAACTACAGTTTTATGCGTTCAGCCAGACGGAAAAGACCATCATTCGGCGATATAGCTTGGTATCGGGCTCATAGCCCGACTGATTGGAAATCGGTATGCCTGTCAGTACCGAGGACTGGGTTATGGCCTGCGTTACCAGATCCGCCAATGCGACCCCATCCCCACGTACCTTTGAATAGACATCAACCTGAAAATGCGCGTTATCGAGCGTCGACGGTCCCGTCAACGTCCAGTTGGCAGCGTTGAAGACCATCGAGTACACGATATACGGCTGCACATCTGTGTCCAGCGCGATATCCGGGCGAATCGTCGCGTCCTCAAGTCCCGGGAACGTGCTCATCGCGTTGTATATCGCCTGGTCGAAGTTCACTTTTGTTCCTCTTTGTCCAGGCGTTCACGCAGGCGCTCTTCAAAGCGGTCGACCGCGCGCTGCTTCGCAGCCTCAAAACTTGGGCGCATGAATGGCTTTGCGGCCATCTTCGAAGTACCAAACTCCAGAAATCGCCAGAAGAATGAGTGCTTGGAGTCCTTCAGCGTGATGATCGTTTCGGCGCTGCTCTTCGTTTGCCGGACGCGCTTCTTGATGACCTGCTTCTTTAGCCATCCGGGCGAAACCTTCACCTTCCCGCGTATTTCGTAGTCCTTCGCCGCGATGTGGATGTTCTTCTGGACTTCTTTCTGGATAACGAGCGCAGCGGATCCAAGGCATGAAGCGAGCGCATTGTTCCCGATCTTCTCGGGCAGTTGTAGCAGCCGATCCTGTAGCTCCTTGAGCCCTTCGACCTTGATCTCAACCGTCATTCAAGCCCTCTGTCGCGGGAATGATCAGTTCGAAGTTGCGTTCATCGACGTTCAGTGGCCGGGCCAGGTTGAAGTAGCGGCCGTTAAATACGGCCCGCATCGACGCGACGACCCCGGGCAGGTAACGCATTGTGATTTCATGCGATGTCTCGGATTGAACCGCTTGCGCCGCCATCAGTTCTCGGCTTGAGAGCGGACGGATCGCAGCCGGGACATTCGTCGCGAAGTCGACCCATGTTTGCATAGGGGCGCCAGTGTCGTCTTTCGTTGTCGCGCGCTTTTGGATCGTTATCCGATGGCGCAGGTCACTCGCGCGCATCAGTACACACTCGGCAGATAGGGATCCAGGAGGCCATCAACGAACGGCAGAAGTTCCATCTTGCCGCGGTTGAGGATAGCGACCTCTTCCCGGTTTTCATACAAGGAGCCGACGCGCAGCAGCATCCAGCTCCGGATACCGTCCGGGACGACGCCGATAAAATTGCGGCCTGTGCCGTCGTCGGTGAACGTGATCGGGTTACCAGCCAGGTCAATCAGCGAATATGAGCCGGCATTTGCAGAGGAGACGAGGAACGTATCATCAGCATTGAGCGGTGCCGGCAAACTTCCTCCGCTGTTATAGAACCGTACGCGATCACCGACTACCCAAGTCACAGGGCCGGATACCTGAAAATGCGATGCATCGGCAACGTGCGAGACCGTGATCGGCGACGCATAGCCGGCGTCGTATGTCACGATCACAGAGCCGATCTGCGGAAGCGGAATCGGCCATATTTTCCCGAAGCGCGGCGTGATAACTGCCGGCTCCATTGCCAGGTTCACGACATAGTCAGTCGGCGGCATCGTCTGCAGCACGCCAGCCATGTCGGTGTACTGTACGGAAACCACGTCCACCACAGGCGAACGGGGCAATTTGATGCCATAGCTCGGGATGTTGAACTGGTTTTCTAGCGCGACGCCGGAACCACCAGGGAAGCGGTCAAGCACAAGCTGAATGCGCGCATGCAGGAGTTGGCGGCGCGTCTTTGACTCCGCCGCCAGGCGTGCAGCCACGATCAGGGACTTGAACTTGCTATCGTCGGTCGAGTCGATCACACGGCGGTCGTTCTTCGCCTCATCGAGGTGAATTGGCTCGCCCGACGGCTGGATCAAGTATATTTCCGGCATTTTCTACCCCAAGCAGGCGCCCGGCTCACACCGGGCGCCGGGTTTTACACTTGCTGGACGACCGCGGCCTGGTTCAAGGCCGAGGCAGGAGCGTAGCGTGGATTCACGCCGAAGATCGATGCGCCGAAGATCGACGCGGCAGTACCGACGGTCACGGACAACGCGACGTAGGCAAAGCCGTTGGTGACGTCCAGTTCCTCGCCGCGCACCTCGATGGTCGCCTGCTTGTTGTCGCCGGACGCCTTGACGATCTGGGTGATGGATTTGCCGGTGATATCCTTGGCGTTGGTGCCGGATGCGTCGGTCGCCTGGCGCAGTTTGGCATCGATAGTCGCCGACGTCCCCAGGACGCCGGTTTGCAGCAGGGCCGCGATGGAATGGAAGTTCGCAACCGGAACCCAGCCGGAAACCACAGTGCTGGCCGCCACGCTGGCAGGATCCATAGTCGCCAGGATCGCGGTGCGATCGCTCATTTTCAGATTCGGATTCATGTCTTTTCCTCAGTAGATGGATGGATGGACGGGCGGCTTGCGCCGCCCTGCTGTCATCAGCGAGCGCCCAACTGGACGAACGGGGAGAGCTTGTTGGAGCCCTTGGCCTGGGAGATGGCGGCGGCGATCTTGCTCTGGCCGTCCATGCGGAAGGTCGTACGGAATGCGGTCGCATCGGCGTCGAAGTACAGGTGCATCGACGTCGCCGTTTGCATGCCGCCGGCCTTGGTGATGCTCTGGTAGTAGCTCAGGTCGACCAGCGAAACGTCGCCCTGCGAGCTGAACGCAGCGGCGTGTTGCGTAACGATGATCGGGCGCCCCAGCAGCATGCCATAAGGGCTGCCTTGGATGCCGCCGACATTGGCGCCGGCCGGCAGATAGATCGGGTAGTTGCCCAGGGTCAGAGTGAACAGGTATGGCAGCACATCAGGGGCAATCAGCCACACTGCGTTGCCATACGAACCTTCTGGCAGGCGGGCGACCATGTTAGCCAGGTTGGTTGCGGACAGGGTGCCGGTGCTCTGTCCGGAATCCTTGGCCACGACCACCACCGCGCCACTGTTCAGTGCACCTTGGGGCAGGCCGGCACCAGTGCCGTTCAGGATTGCCTCGTTGGTCTTCCACTGCATCGACATGCCGATTTTCTTCGGCAGGTAGCTGCCCATGGCCGAGCTGTCTTCCAGCATTTCATCGGAGACGGGGACCAGCGCCATCAGCTTCTTCAGGCGCAGCACGGATTGGCCCAGAACCGGCTTGGTCGCGGTAGCAGCCGAGCCTTCGCCCTGCCAGTATGCGCGGATGCCGTTGGTGCCCCAGGCGGTGGTCTCGTCTTTCGGGAAGGCCATCGAATTGCCGGTCACTTCGACGTTGTCGGTCAATGGCAGAAGAGCGGTATCGGTCAGCGACAACTGGAAGATCTCGGTGCTGAACTGCGGTGGAATCACGAAGCCGCCGTCCTGGCCGTTGCTCTCGCCGCCGAAGGTGCTCGGAGCAGCCGCACCGATCAGCAGGCGCTTGTCGATGCCGCCGCCATTGATCTTTGCCAGCGAGGCGCCGTGGACGGCCTTCATGAATTCACCGACGAAGTTGAAGCCGCCTTTTGGATCTTTCGCGACGTTTTCTTCGACCGAGATGCGGGCACCTTCTGCAACCTGGACGCCCTCCGACACCTCGGCAGCGGCGATGGCCTGTTCACGGCTGATCCGCGCATCCAGACTGGAAACCTCCGTCATTGCCGCGTCGTAGGCCGTCTGTTCGTCGGCGGTCAGATCGCGATCTTCAGCGCTCGCGACATCGTTGATTTGCTTGGCTTTGGCAACCGCAGCCGCCTTTTTCTGTTGCAGGATTCGAATGCTCATGGTTTTGTCCTCAGAAATAAAAAAGCCCGCTTGAGGGCGGGCGCTTGATTGCTACTGGGTTGCACATATCGACCGATGGGCCGGGCGCCGCCAATCGATGGATTGGCGGCGGCGGGCCTGTGCCGGCCCAAAATTGATTCAGGTTATGCTGCTGCGATCTCCAGGGCACGACGACGAGCGGCGATGCGGGCTGAGCGGGCAGCGCGAGCGGCTTCGTCATTCGATTCAGGTGCGACATCGCTCACGGTCGGCGCCACTTCTTCCGCAACCACCGTCGGTGCACCATTTTCGGCGCGAGTATCAGCAGCCGATTTGATCGCTTTCTGCATCTTCGAGACCACATCGTCGAAGGTACAGATGCCGTCGACCATGCCGGCCGAGAGCGCATCCTGGGCCAGCAGACAACGTCCCTGCCCCATGCCGTCGCGCACTGTGGCGACCGGCGCGGCGCGGCCTTTGGCCACTGCCGAAGTGAATGCCTGGTAATACGAATCGACCTGGCTCTGCAGGAATGCCTGCGCTTCCTCGTCCAGCGGCCCGAGGCTGTTGCCCTCGACCTTGTATTTGCCGGCGGAGATGAAGTTGATCTTGTAGCCTTCCTGTTCCAGCGCCGCCGATTCATCGACGTGCTGCATATACACGCCGATGCTGCCGGCTTGGCCGCCAGGCGTGATAAACAACTGCTCGCACTGACTCCCGGTCCAATAGGCGGCTGATGCACACATAGAATTCACGAAACCGTAGATTGGCTTGGTGCCGCGCGCATTCATGATCTCTGCCGCCAGCTCTGCGGTGCCGAAGACCGAACCGCCTGGCGAGTCGATGTCCAGAATGATCCCGCCAACCATGTCGTCGGCGAGTGCCGCACGCAGCGATTGGGAAAATGCTTGCGTCGACGTGCCGCCACTGCCCGAGATATCGTCGACCATCGAGGCACGCTGGCTCATCACACCATAAAGTGGAAGGACCACGATACCGCTGCCGACATTGGCCACTGCTTTTGCCCGCGCCGCCCGCGCAGCTTGGGCGGCCTGAACTTCGGCCATAGCTTCTGGCGTAGCCGGCTGGCCAGCGGCCCAGCGATGCAGCACTGCGGACATGGTGGCCAGATAATTCTTGTCCAGCGCCCAAGGCTGCGATGCCAGGGAAGAGAGAATGAGAGAGCCGCGCATGTCTTATCCTTTGATGGCGAGTCGTTCAAGTTTGCAGCGGGCGATCTCCGCCAGCTCCTCGTTATTCAAACCTTGCGTTCCCGCGACGCTTGCCAACTGCTCGTCGCAATAGGCCTGCGCGCTCGTCATGCTGACGCCAAGCGCAGCAGATACAAATCCAGCATGCGCGACGTACGCGCGAGTCAGGGCATCAGCGCCGCCAGTCGCATAAGCCTTCGTCATCACCTCAATCTCACGGCGTGCGATGCGCTCTGCTGCGGCGCCGGCGAGGGCAAGCAGCCTTTGATCGGGCGCAAAAAAACCCGCTGAAGCGGGCTTTTTGGACTTACCATTGTCGGGCGCCGTCGCAGGCGGATCATCTGGATTCGCGTTCACCGGCAGCGCGGCACCGGACTCAATCTTTTCATCTTCTTCATCCGCAGCGCTATCGCTGATCATGTTCAGTGGCCGAAGCGGATCGTCCAGGCCTGGCAGCGGGTTGAATGATTCCGCAATACGCGCCTCATTTCGCGTTAGCCAGCCGCCGGTAATACCCTTGTTGTAATACTGGGAGCGCGCTGCGGAATCGCCGCGCAACAGCGAAATCAGCGGGAATTCGACCTGCAGGGTATCGTCGTCGTGATCAATGAACATGAACCGGATTGCCTCTTCCCAGCAATCGACCCAGGGCTCGATATCGTCGCAGACCGAGTCCAGCGACTGCATCTCAATGTTCGAGAAGGTGGCTTTTTCCAGGTCGCCGATCTTGTGAGGCCGCACGCCGAACATACGCGCAATATCCGAAACCGAATATTTACGTGCCTCGATAAACTGCGCGTCGCCATTGCTGATTGGTACGCCGGGATGGTATTTGAGGCCGTATTCCAGCACTGCGACCTTGCCCTTGTTTTTTCCGCCCTGCTGCTCCTGCCAGGATTCAGCCCATAGACGCCGGGCCTCGGCATCCTTAAAGTTGGTCGGGTGTTCAATCCAGCCGCCAGTTGGAGCCGCATCGTTCTGGAAATACCGCGTGCCATAGTTCTGTGCGGCGATCGCTCCGGCTAGGGCGTTCCTGGCCAACTGGATCGGGCTGTACCCAAGAATGCCGTCGCCGGAAAGTCCCTTCAAATGGAACATATCCTGGCGAGCGACGAGCGTTTCGCTGCCGTCGTTATTCTTAATGCGATACCGCCAATTGGTGTCTGTCAGGATCTCCACCGTCACCCTGTCCGGATGGATGGGAATGAGATCGGTAACCTCGCCGCGGCTGTTCCCGAAGATGCAGGCGAAAGCATTGCCTCGCAGGGACAAATGGCCCTGCATCATCGCGCGGAATTCCGATGGGTTTTGGAACTCATTCGGGCGGCGTGCAAACAGCCGATAAAGCCAATGCTTCTTGATCTTCGTTTTGCCGCCGTCGGCCCGTTCTTCGTATAGCACGAACGGCAGTTTGGCGACGGTATAGGCCAAATAGCGGATGCACGCGTATACAGCGGTCAACTGGAGCGACGAATCGGCCGTCACATTCATCCCGTTGAATGGAACCGGGTTAAACCAGAACGAACCCCATGGCGAGCGATCGCCATTGTCGGCGCTGGGTGCAGATAAGAACATTTAGCGCTTCCGTGCGATATAGGCGCCGAAAACCGTCAGGCCAAGAATCAGAGCCCCAACCGTCACCAGCGCCGCCGGCACGCTTACCAATGCAAGGCCAGCGCCGATCAGGCCTAGCCCAACTAGCAGCGACATATTGTAAACAAGGGTTTTCATCTCATACCACCAATAATGTGTAGTCGTCTGGCATCTGCGGACTCGAATCGCCAGACATAGCGCGGCCAATCCCCATGATCGCGGCAACAATGCCGTCAATCTTCAATTCGGGCTTTTCTTTTCGCGGGTAGATGTTGTCCTTCGCATCCACCTTTGCAACCACGTTCGATGCCATCCATGTCAGCACAGGATTTCCATCATGGTGCAGTCGTCCGGCCTTGACTGCGCTTTCCAATTCCTTCATCGGCAAGCTCATGTTCTGGACGGTCTGCCGGAACTCAACAAGTTCGGCACCATCCTTCATCAACTGCTGCGCCATGTGCGCGGCGCGCCATGGATCGAAGGCGACCTCCGCCGGTTGGTACTCAGTCAGCGTGCCCTCGACATGCTCGCGGACCAAGTCATAATCGATTTCAGCGCCCTCGTGCTGCTCAAGGAAGCCTTCAATCACCCATTTTCGATAGGCGTCTCGATTTTTTGGATCATTCTCTATTGCGTTTTCGGGCAGGAAGTACTTGCCGAACAGGTAGTAATGGTCCTTGTTATCGATCCGCTTTTTGAAGACCTGCATCACCACGCAGACGTCTGACGTGCTCGCCAGATCCAGCGTTACCCAGTTTTCGCAGTCCTTAAACTGCTCTGGCCGCAAGGAAAAGTCAGCGCACTTGTTCCAGTCAAGGATATTCAACCAGGCAGATTTCGCC